AGCACATTCAGCATCCAAAGGATTCATTTGCATAACTCGCAAAATGGGTAAAAAGTACTTTCGAATGAGCCAAGTGAGAGCTATCGGATTCCCGTAGAAAATCCGACATTTCTCCTTAGCAAGAACTTCATCCTTCTTGCAAGCTTTGGCAATTGTAAACGCTCTTTCACCTCTTCGGTAACAATCCTCACATCGTTTGATCTCAACCATTATGACATCGTCAAGTTCACGATTATTGGGACGTTCCTCTGTAGGTTCAAGTTCGGTTACAAATCGCCGTTTTTCGCCCGTCAATGGATCCAATTGAAGTATTCAATTTGATGGCATCCATAAACTTTTTCCCTGGAATTCCACACAAATTTTCATGATCTGTAAGTGGCTTAGAGTGCTTCCATAAATTCAATTTGAAAATTGGAATAAGTGCACTCTTATAGTCACGAACACACAGATCTAACAGCTCGTGTGAATAGGGAAGGGCAGGTACGGCCATGTTTTCCAAACATGTTTGCCATCCGTACCATTGTGGAAACATCTTAGGAGCTCTCCAAATATTTGGTTGACCAGTCACGTCCATGACATGTTCAGAAATCAAAGTAACTTTGACATCAGAACGAGACGTGGTCATACCAACACATGAACCATAATATTCAATTTGTGAATTTTCTGGCATGTAATTCAAAGGGCTCTTCAGATGTAGTTCCTGACCAGTTAGAACAGTAACGCCAAGTATATGCGGTTCAAATTTCTCCGCTGTACCTGTCAATAATGTTCCTTCACACTTTCGCAAATTTTCACATGCATCACGTAGCATATTTTGTGTAATGACACCATAGCATCCCCTTGGAGTATTTTCTTTACCACCAAGATGCAATCCTGAAATGGAAGATCCACTACCATGGGATATCATAACGGCACCACACAAACCACGGAAAGTATTGATGGATAAGTTTTTATACTCACCACCAACAAAATCGCAAACACCATTTGAAGTTAACTTTGGATCTGCCAATCCAACAGCTTCCTTCAAATTACCATCCTTAGCCCTCCACAACATCGTAAAATGATGTTCAGGCAAATTATCAAGTGGAAACCACTCAGTAAGGTCTTTGAAAG